AAAGCACCGCGTCGGCGATCCCGTTCTGCGCGATCACGTCCTGCCCGCACGTGGCGCAGTGAATCCCAAAGTTCGGCCCGTCCGGCTTCCCCCAGGTGGCGGCAAAATGCGACAGCAGCTCCATGTGGGACCGCGGCACGGTCGTCGCGGACACGGGCAGCATCAAGCCGCTCATCCGTGGACCCTCGCAATCAACGCTTCGGCATTGGCCATCGTCTGCGGATCGGTCGTCACCCAGCGCGGCACGTGCTTGTCCAGCGGACCGGCGTTGCGCACCATCGGTTCGAGTCCCAGTTCCTTGGCACGGAGGGCCATCGTCTTTTTGCTGTAGAACACTTCCGGCGCGTGGCCGAAATGCTCCTGCACGAACCCGCCGGGGATCGAATCCTCAATGACAACGTTCGCGGCCGTCCCGTGGGGGCAATAGGGCCAGTCGCCCACGATCAGCGCCTTGCCGCACGCGGTGCAGATCGTCACTGAACCATCCCTCCCGCGCCCATCGGCGCCGGCTGGCCCGTGCCCTGCATCCCGCCCGTCTGGTCGGTCGCGTGCTTGCTCAAGCCTTCCATCTGCGCCACTTTCCCGCCGTGCGCCGTCTCCGCCCCCGCGCCCGTCTGGGCGTCGGCGCTCGCCGCGACCTGCCCCGCGAGCATCTGGGTCATCGCGGCTTCTTGCGCTTTCGCGATGGCCTCCGGGCTGATCTTGATCCCGCACTGGCCGAGCACTTCGACCAGAATCGGGAACTGCGGCGCCATCGGGTTCAGATCCTCGCCCTTGAGCGACAGCCCCGGCTTCGTCGGCTCCGGTCCCTTCTCCGGCGGTTGCAGCTGTAAGACCTTGCTCGTGTAGCGCAGCCGTGGCAGCAACTGTTTCAGCAACTCCTGCCGGTTGATAAAGGGGTCGTTTGCGAAAAATGTATATTCATCCATCCAGCGCTTGCGTTCCCAGGCGAGATCCGTCCGCAGGGCGGAATCCGGCAGCGCGGTAAACGCGAGGCTCGCCGGCACCGTCTTGCGCCAGCTGTCCCACGCCTGTGCCGCTTCGGCGCCGACGATTTGCGTCGCCTGCTCCACCGGCAGGAACCGCTGGATCAGGGCGGAATACTTCGTCACGCCCTTGATGTACCAATCGAGCACGACGCCCCGCTCCAGTCCGAGCCGGGCATTGACGTTGCTCTGCTGGATCTGCGCTTCGGTCGCGGTCGAGGATCCTTCGCTGGATACGCCCTGCTGGTTCTGATCGAGCGCATGGGTCCGGGAGAGGTCGTTGTCGAGGTAGTCGTTGATCGCGAAGTTCTCGCGCGGGTAACTGCCGTGCGGCAGTTCTTTGATCGCCCCGTGCTCCCCGAAGGCTTCCCCCGGCACGCCGATAAACCCGCCGATGGGCGAGCGCACAATCTTGTTCAGCGCATCCGGCGGCAGGACATCGGTGTTGTACATCCAGCGCGTGATCGCGGCCTCCCGGAACTCGATCATCTGGCTGCGGAACTTGTTGAGTTCATTGACCAGCGGGCGCGAGATCGTGCAATCGCTCGGCACGAACGCCGAGTCGGTCATCGTGCGCATCGTCAGCGGGTGAATCGGGAACCCGAGCAGGCTATCCGGCGTCAACCGGCCCCGCTCGTCCACGGTCTGATACGGGGAGTCCTGATGCACCGCCGGTTTCGACACGCCTTCGATCAGCACGAGTTGGGTCTGATGGAGCGGATGCACCTGGTCATCGCGATAGAGCGACGACTTATAAAACAGCTCCACGCCATGCACGATGGCATCCCCGGCGGTCGCGTCGAGCCCATGATCGAACCGTAGCTCTTGACTCGGGGACGTGCCGAGGAAGTCCTCGGGCACCCAGCCTTTGCGCTTCGCCGCGCGCAGGGGCATCTCGAACTCGTACCCGACCCACGGCCAGTCGTCCACCTGCGAGGTCCGCACATCGTGCGGGACGAGCGCCTGCCGAGGCGAAAACCACGTCCAGAAGCACTGCTCATGCACCGGCACGTCCACCGTCTGCTTTTTGAGGACGGGCGTCGTCGGGCCGAGCCCGAGCACGTCCCCGCCGGCCGGCGACTCCCCGACGGGCATCTCGACCTCGACCGGGACGGTCACGGCGTCGTAGCCCATCTTCGTCCAGCCCGTCCCGGACGGGCAGAGCACGTCAAAGAGCACCTGATGCACCAGCGCCTTGGCGTTCACGCCGTCGAGCCCGAGCTTTTCGTTCAGGATCTCCGTATGCGTCTCCAGCAAGCCTTCCTGGCCGACAAACAGCGGCGACGGGATCGCGCTGACATCCGGGCGCTGGTAGAACAGATCGGCCTTCTTCCGTTCGACGAGGGTAAAGTCCCGGTTCGTGTTGACCGTCGAGCCGTAGGTGTCGGGGCTGTCGGTCATCCGCGGGGCATACGCCTTCAGGTTCGCGTCCTGCCACGGCTGGAGCTTCTGCCGCGCGGCGCGCGCCTGCTCGATGGCGCCGCGCCAGTCCTCCAGTCCGCCCGGCGGCAACGGCAGCGTCCCTGGCTTAGGCAACGCGCACCTCTCGGCCGCTCAACACGCCCGCCGGGGTCCGCGCCCGCTGTTTCAGCCAGGACAGGGACCACTCCTTGACCGGCGCCGTCACCTTCATCCCGCCCGGCATCGGCATCGACATGACGAGATACCGCGCCTCATCCCCGGCGTGATCCTCCCCGTCGGTATCGACGTCCTCCGGCTTCGTCGCATCACTCACGAGCGCAGGAATGGTCCGGTTGAAGTACCCACACGCCGGGGAGCTCTGGAGCCACGGCGATCCATCCGGGGCCGTCCGGAGCCAATGCCGGAACCGCTGCCAGCCGTTGATCCGGTCCTTGTCTGCCGGCCGCGTGGCCACGTGACACCCGACCGCCCGCATGCCCCGGCGCACGGATTCGATGGTCGATTCGCCCGAGTCGTTCTGGGGAATCTCCATCGCCGTGTCATACACGAGGTACTTGATCCAGGTGAGGCCCTGACAGCGCCGGCCGATCTCTTTCCCGACCTCGAACGCCGTGGTCCGGGTAAACACGTACTCCGCCTCGCGATACAGCTTCCCGTCCGTCTGCACCCACCATCCACAGACCCCCGGCTTGACAAAGCCCCAATCCATCGACAGGACGCGCGGCCGCTCGGCCGAATAGGCCCGATGGTCGGGCGTTACATGGGTCGCGCGCCGCCACTCGGGGAAGTACTGGCCGGGGAAGATGTCCCAATCGCCGTCCCGGTAGGCTTTCCGCAGCTCGGGCGGCAACGCGAGCAGCTTCCGCTCGTAGTTCTTGTCCAGATAGGGGTTGTCCTCCAGCTTGGACTGGATGAACACGTAGTTCTCCGGCGTATAGTCGGGATATTCGTCGGGGTCCACCGTCTTGTCGATGAATAACGACCGTACCCAATGGCTCTGTGGCCCGCCGGGGTTGGTCCCCGCGATCACCTTCGGATTGACGCCGTCCTTCGTCGAACGCGCCGACGAGCTAATCAGCAAGAACTGCTCATGCTCAAAGGTCACGAGTTCATCGAACATGATCAGGTCGTACTCAGACGAGAGATAGTGCGACACGTCATTACTGGTCTCGCAGTGACCAAAGCGCAGGGTGGACCCGTTGGGATAGCGCAGCAGCTTATTTGACGGCACAAAGGTCGCGTTCAGCGTCGGCGCTTCCGTTTCCATCTTTTCGAGATGGTTGTCTTCCAGCTCCTTGTAAGTGCGGCGCAGCAGCAACGCGCGAAATCCTGACGTCGCCATACACTTCGCGTGCGAAATTTCGCGCATCGCCCGCGATTTCGAGCCACCACGCGCCCCACCGAACAACACGAACTCGGCCGGCCCGTTCACGGCGTCAATGAAATCAATTTGTCGAGGCAGGGGCACAAACCGGCAGTGGCGCGGCTGCCCCTTGATGCTGACCACCATCACGTGGGCCATCTGCCGCCGCCAGCACGCCTCGGTCGGACAGAGCCACACCGAAGCATCGACGACCGTCCCGCGGACAAAGGGAGACCCACACCAGCCGCATTTCGCCAACGGGTGGATCGTGGCCGGGTCGCTCATGGGTTAGGGCACACTCCCCGCCACGGTCCCGACGAGGCAGCCGTCCGCCACGACCCGGTCGAGGATCCGCTGATTGAGCGACCGCGTGGACAGATCCGCCTTATTCAAGGCCACCAGGAGCGCCTGGGCGGTCGGTCCGGTGTAATGACACGACGCCACTTCTCCGTTGTCGCCCTTCAGCCAGATCTCGATGGCCGGCAGGTCCGCATCCAGCACCACCCGCACGGGGCGATAACTCGTATTGCTCGGCTTCGTCTCGGGCGTGGTCAGATCGACGCGCTCTTGCGCCAGCGCCCCCGCGCCGAAGACCAGCACGAGTCCGACCATCAGATTCCGTGTGTACGTCATCGTGGGCTCCCTAGATCCCGGCCGCCACGGCGCCGAAGCAGTGCGCCGTCACGCGAATGTTGCCGGTCTCGTCGAACTCATCCCCGCCATCACCATTGCCGGTAATGATCACGTCCGTCGCCGAGGGGTAGACCGTCGCCAGCGTGCCCGCCGTCCAATCCGCGTTCGAGGTCGTCGAGGTAATCAGAATCGCTTCGTC